CAGGGAGACCAATCCCCGTTACCTGCGTGACGGAGGTTACTGGTCGGCCGTCACGTCGTCAACGATAGTCCAATCATCGGCCAGCAGGTCGCCCATCGAAGGAAGCCAGCCAGGCTGATGTTGCTGCTGAGCATTAAACAGGATAAGCACCGGCTGATAATGACGATACTGGCCCTTGAACACGCCATCACCGACGGTATGCGAAAGGTGTTCCTCAAGATAAACGTGCTGTCCCTTCCCGTTCCAGCCTTCGCGACGAATGCAATTAACGCCGCCCTTTACCGCTTCAAGTGCTTGGCCAAAGTTCATGTCTAAACCCTCTTTCGTTGGTGGTGGTTAAGCCGGGAGAATGTCGAGCGGGATCACACGGACCAGAACGCTAGGGTCTTCGGCGTAGAACGCCTTCCCGTGAACCTCCATCACCTGCGTGTCGTCTTGCCACATGCAGAAGTTGAAGGCATCGAAGAACACTTTAAAAATATTGTCAATATCCGGCTTGGTTGTTGGTGCGATCAGGCCTTTCAGTGCCGCAGCCTTCTTCGCCTTCGTCCATGAAGCGCGGATCGGGTGGAAGATCTCCATCTCGACACGTACAGGCCCTGAGAATAGTGGTTGGCCACCAAAGTCCTTGTACGCCTCGATGAACGACCGTCGCTTGATCTGCCTGGTTCGATCGATCAGCGACTGGCCGCCGATCAGGCGCAGAACCTCGATTTGTATCAGCTCTTCGTACGCGGCCGTCTCGGCATCGGTGTAGACCTTAACGAATCCGCCGTGAGTGCTGAATCTTGGGCGACCCTTGCCGCGAGGCTCGCCCTCCAGCACGATCAGCGCGGCCTGGTCCAGCAGATCGAGGTTGGGACGCTGAAATAGATCAGTCATCAATCGCCCCTATTCGAGAAATAGTGAGTCATCAGGGCGGCACCGATGTAGTAACACTCGAAGAAAGCCGCCTTACCTCCTGATCCGATAATCCATACGGATAGCCCATTAAGCGCGACGTATATGATGAATATCAGCCAACGACTCATCCCATCACCTCCATCGCGATCAGCACGCCAAACACAACGATGACTGTGAGCATCAGCCCGAAGCAGATGTAGAGCTGGGTTTGTGTGCTCATGCGAACACCGCCAGCGCGATCATGCCGAGCGCGATAACCAACGTAAGGCGGAAAGCCATCTTGGCGATGAACATTACCGTCAAATGGATTCCCGAACGCTGCCCAGCTTTAAAGGCTTCAGGATGGGTCAGCACATAAATTTCATCTTTGATCATGGTCTCTCTCCAGTTGTGGCGCCGGTCGTTTGCGCCATTGCAGTGTAGTGATATTTTGTAGTGGCGTAAATTTATTCTTTGATGCTCCCGCCTGCCGCGATGATGGCCTTAGCCGCTCGCAATAACGCCAAGTTATAGCCATCTGCAAAATTGTCTGTTGACCAATCAACTAAGCGCCTCGGCAACTCCACCACAACGCTAGCCCGCCCATCCTTGAACCCGTCAGCGGCTGCGGTGGCGAGGTCTACGGCGGTGAACTGCAAACTCAAAAGGTCTACGGCAGCCTTGTGCCAGACGCTTCGTTTGGCATAGTGCTTGGCCGTCTGCTTGTCTGAATTATCGATCATGGCGTAGGCATCACACCCATCAACTGCGGCTTGGTGAAAGTCGATCAATTCCTGAATGGTGATAACCGCTAAGTCATTGCTTTTCATGCTTCATCTCCAGTTTTTAGGGGGTCACATTGCTTTACGAACACTCCGATTCGCACACCGGGCATGGGGATTTTGCATAGATATGTCTCCTCCCCATCCTCTGCGCCTTGCACTTCTTTTGCGCTCAAATAGCCAATAACCCGCATCTTTTCGCCCTGATTCGCCTCAAAACCTGCCTTAAACATGCGGAAAGCGGTAGCAATCTTCGATTCTCGGTAAGAGCCATTTTGCATCCGGTGTCGCTTTACCTCCCAAGTTTGGTAGCCGTGCTGATCCGCAAAGTGCCGCTCGAAAAGTTCGTAGATGGTCATAGCTCGTCCTCTCCGTCATCAGTTGGAGTTCCAGCTTTAGCGAGAGCCAAGACTTTTTCGGCCTTCTCGATCAGGTCTGGGTATTGATCGTTCCAGTTCTGTTTGTAGGCCTTGGCCAGAAGCTCCTCGATCATGCGCAGCATCTGCGGCGCAGTGCGGATCAGATATGCGTTGGCCCATGATTCAACACCAATCACAAATTTAATTCCGTTTTGGTCCATCGCGCCAAGATTCGCCACCTCCAGGCAATCACCGTCGCGCATCACGCAAACGCTGTAGTCCTCGCGATCTACAAGCCATTCCTCTTTGGTGTGCATGCTCAACCCTCCACTTTCAGACAAAAAATGCATTGAGACTCAAGTTTTCCTGATGGATATGCGTGATGAACCCTGAATGAGTGCTGGCAGATGCGCTGCAAGCCACCCAGTATCGATTCTGAGCTATTTTCTGTCGAACTTTGACCCGATGTACTGCCTACTGACTTGCGCATCTCTGACAGCTCTTGGCGGGCCTTCTGCAATTGTGTGTTTCGCACCTTCTCCGTGAACCTTGCGTTATCGCGCTCGTTCTTGAGCTGACCGATGGATTGGCGCTGCGCCTTGATCTTTGCTCTGGCCTGCTGCAGAAACTCGCCGGCCGATTGGTTGGCGAACTCAAAAGCTTGGCGTCGGTTGCGTTCGCGGTCGGCCTCGGAGCGGGCCTGAACTGTCAGAGACTGCTGGTACATGTATCCGTCGCGCATCACATCACCCATGCGCTCAAGGTGATCGATTCGAACGTCCTTCGCGATGCTCTCCTGGCGCAACGCCTCAAGGTAGGCCTCAAGACGCATCTCAAAAACATCGAGAGTCGTTTCGGCACTTTGGATTGTACCGCTCCATAATTTTGCATCGCTAAGTGAGATGTACATCTTGCGCTTCAGCTCTTCGGTGGTCTTAGTCATGGTCGTGCTCCAGTGGTGTCGATGTCAGAAAGGAATGTGCCAGAAGCTCAGCCATTCTCGATAAGCCATGGCCGGACTAATGCCGAAGGCGCAGGTAAGACCAAAGCCATCGGGGTGATCGCCCTCGCATACCCAAATCTTGGCCGAAAAGACTGACTGCCTTTTCCTGATCTTGATTCTCGGCTTCATGACTTAAGCCCTACCTTGGCGCGCAGCTCGGCGCGGAGTTCTTCGGGAGTCTTCTGGTCCAGCCCCTGATCCTTGATCCGTTGCTTGACCAAAAATTCGTTAGCGCTCTCAGCTCTTGAGAGCTCGCTGGCGGCGCTTTCTTGTCCGATCAAGGTCTGGCCCTCGATTAACGGATCTCCACGCTGCAATCGGGCAGTCAGGTCGGCGTAGCGCTTGTTGAAACGGTTCTGGACGGTCTCAGCCTTCGGTGTGCCGGTTCTGATGCTGTACCAGTCCGTCAGCTTTGCGGCCTGCTGCACGATCGGGTGACTGAACTTCCAGTTGATCACGTCGCTTGAGGCTTCGACGGCTTCGCGCCAGGCGCTGGCTACGTCGGGAATGCCAAGGTTAGAACCGCCCTCCAGGCACATGTTCCGAAGCTCGGGCGCACCCGGCGGCCATACGGACAAGCCATTAGGCTGCGAAGTCCATTGGCGAACACCCTTGGCGAGTTGTTGGCCAGTCACACCACTGAAGATCTTCCCCCAGTTGCCCGACTCGTCTGCCAGGCCGTGAACGCTAGTCCATTTGTGGCCATACAGCTCGGTCATCAACTCCCACAAGCGAACCATCAGCGTCGTCGATGCTGGAGAACTCTCCGTCCCAGTCGATTCCAGGCGCTTCCATTCCGGTGTCCCATAGTTCGGCTGTTGGCGAAGCTTCGCGTCTCGCTGCTCCATCTCGCTCAGCTTCGAGTTCCCGCCCACGTTGGCGGACTTGTTCAACGAGGCTAGGGCGGCTTTGGCGATTTGTTCCGGCATTGGTTCCTGCAACATTTTGATTTCTCCAGTTGTACGTTGAGTCGAATGATTGCCAGCTTTTCTCTGCGGCGATCTGTACGGCATGTGCCGGCGTTATCCCTGCCTTCTCTGCTTCGATGACCATTCGCTTCCAAGCGGTTGGCGTTAGGGCTGCTTTTTTCTGTTTTCGAACCAACAGCCAATCGGCTGCGTGCTGATTATCAACACCGAAGCCAACGAGGTCATCCAGCGTCAAAAGAACCGGTTTCGACTTCGCCGGTTTGGGGGTAGGGGGTATCTTTTGATCTTGATCTTTACTCTTACTCTTCTCTTCTCTGGTCACGCTTTCGTCACAAGATTCTTGTGACTGATCTGTGACATCCGCGGCGGCCTTATTTGCCCTAGAAATCCTTTGTCTTTCAGCGGCTTCCGCTCGTTTTTTTGCCGATTCACCATTGTGCCTATCGAAGTTCGGAAAGGTTATTCCGTCATTTTCGATGATCAACCATCCTGCATCAGACATCGATTTTGCGAACCCAGAATGGTGAACGTAACGATCAATCCACTTTTCTGTCACACGTTTTACGTGACCATCTTGTGACTGAGAATCTGCCCAACTCCACAGATGATGGAGCATTCCAACAACCTCAAATTCGCTTTTGTCCAAGTCCAGCGCTATAGCGATAACCGCCGGATCATTGGCCAGCGCTGTGCGCATCTTGATCCAGTCGCCGGCCATATCATCGGGCTCCAAAATTTGGCTCTTCATGGAGAGGCTCAATATTTAGTAGGTTTTTAACTGGTTTTTTTGGCTTCAGATCTTCCGGCAAGAAATCTCCGAATTCGTGGACCATGTTAGTTATGGATGGCTTTACAAGGTGGCGACCGCTCATGAAGACGGGATAAAAAATATTCCAGCTTCTACCTTTTGTGAAATATGGATTTACGCTACTTACCTCGCTCCAGTCCTTAACCCCATTCATAGCGCACATCATCATGGCGCCCAGCTGATCCCGAGTTATGGTCTCGGCTATCTTCTTCGCGTCTCTTCTGTTCACTATCAATCCTCCCCAATGGCCACAAACTCACTGACCTTCATGTCGAAAGCCTTGGCGATTCGTTCGAGCGTTTCGGTGGTGATCGTTTTGCAGCAGGCGATCCGGCTGATGTTCGATTGGTGAATCCCCATCCTATTGGCCAGATCGGCCTGCTCCATGTCGTTTTGCAGCAAAGCGATCTTGAGAGATTTTCCGATATTCATGTCTGCCCCTGGCTGGTTCGTAATTGTTTGCATGCACATCATATGGGTGTTCTGTTGCTCTATCAACAACTAATTGGTTTTCTTGTGATTGCCGTCCGTCAGCGCTGATTGCGCGATCATGCATTCGAGCCATACTTCAAGTATCGGGCAGCCGCCCGTGTCGCGGATTGTAGGGGCTTCAGGAGGAGCGCCCCTTGCGACGAATGACAGCAGCAGGTAACAAATCATGAAAACTGAACTGGCGAAAATCTTTAAGGACGCGGGTGATCTGGACGACAAGAAGGACGGGCTTGGCGCGCAATGCGTGGCCTATCTGATCAAGCACAAGGCCTTTACCTCTGAAGTCGCAGAGGCCTTGTTTGCAAAGGCGCATCAGGAGAATGGATGGTCGATGGAAAAGGGCAGGCCGAAAGCAGGGTCGACTCTTACCGCAGCGCCTCCCACCGTGAAGAACTACATCAGCGCACTGCGGAACATGTACAAGTTTGGCCTGGACATCCGCGAGTACGCGACGATGGGAGAGATCCGGCGCGCAGTGAATGACGCGAAGGCGGCGAAGCGAAGCGAGAAAGATAGTCTGCCGTCGCTGGTTGGCGTTCAGATCACGAAGGCTGACGTTCTCACCGGCGCCCTGGTTCACGACATCTATGCATGCATCAAAGCCATGCCGCCAGAAGACAGGGACGACATCGAGGCGAAGTTGCGCCGAGTTCTGGCCCAGGCCATGAAGAAGGCGCCCCCAGAGCTGAAGCTGGTCGCCTGACCTTCAGCGTCCCACAAGAGCCCGGCCAATCGCCGGGCTTTTCTTTGCCCGTCATTTGCGTTAACTCACATTGCCAGCGGCTGATAAATATATTTGTAATGCGTGTTGCCGCACTATCTGTAGTGGCGTAATCTTCAATTCAACGAAACGCAAAACAAGGAGAACGACCATGATGCCCGCCATCTTGCAAGAACGCTTTGAGCAGCTGCTGACCTTCGCCAAGACCCCGGCCTTCCGCCTGACTGCTCGTGAAAACATCGCCGCAGCGAAAGAACTGGTCGAGACCCTTATGTCCACCGGCCATCTTGAGATCATCGAGTATCGCGCTTATCGCCAGCTGATCACGACTGCCGGCATCATGGTGGGCACTGCGGAACTGAAGCGCGCTGCGCACCTTCCAGATTTCCATGATTGCGCCAACGGCCGCATGCATGACGCCTCAAAGAACCTCGTAACCACAATGCCAGGCGGCTACATAGCCTGATTGGAGGAAGCATGAAAAAGCCACAAGCCACTAAAGCAACTCGTTCCCAAGTTGATCTTCACATTGAGCGCCAGCGCGCATTGGGTGAAGGCCTGATCGACGACACCGACGATCCCACCGTCTTGGATCTGATCGTAACCGCCATGTTTGTTTTGACCGTGCTGGCCGGCTGGGCCATGGGGTGGTTGTGATGCGGCCAGCAAATCGCTTCTACGGTTCCAGCCCACCCGCCGAGCCACCCGAAGACCTGGTAATGGTCAACTGCACTTACTGCCACAAGAGCGCCTATTCGGCTGAGTGGATTCGAAACAATGGTGATTGCCCGCGCTGCCAGAAGGCGTATGCGGGCCAGAAGAATGAGGATTGAGCGATGAACAACCAACAACTTCAAATACTGGCGCTGATCATGGCGTCAAACGCCAGGGTGCTTGGCATGCAGGCTGCAAACCAGCAGCGCGCGGCCGTCGGTGATTCGCCTATGTGGTCGGAAGATCACTTCCAGGAAGAGGCTCAACACCTTGAGCATTTGTCAGTTCAGGCGTTGAACTCTTGAGTAACCCCACGCCGCCCAATAGTGGCTGGCATCGATCATAGATTTCAGGAGGTTGAAGATGAGTGAAGTTATGCGCTGGAAATTGAAAGGTTTTCTGCCGGGTGTCGAGGGAATGAGCCGCGCCGTCATGCGGCCTGAAGTGGTGCTGGCGGAAGACTACGACGCGAAATGCCATTCGGCAGAAGTGTACTTCGGGTCATGGAAGCGCACTGAAGAGGAGCGCGACGCCGCCCAATCCGAACTGGTTACGCTGCGGGAAGAGCTGGAGACAGCGAAGTCAGTTATGGCGCACGACTACGAGCAACTACAGCAGCGCCTGACCGCCGCCGAGCAGCGGAATGTGGAATTGGTCGGATTGCTACAGGGCTGGCTAGACCTTTTTCCTTACCGTGGAACTTTTCAGGATGGGCCTCTTGCAAAAATGAAAGGTCATACACGAGCCGCCCTCAAACCCACCGAATCGGGAGCAAGCGAATGACTACCCAAAGCAAGCTGGAATCTTTTGTCGAGACGTGCATCAACACCACTATCGGCTACGTTGTGGCGCTGCTGTCGCAGTTGCTGGTATTTCCCCTGGTTGGGATCGATGTTCCGTTCTCGACCAATCTTGAAATTGGCGCGTGGTTCACGGTTATTAGCGTGGCTCGCGGCTACATCATCCGTCGTTGGTTCAACGCTCGCCTGAAGAGCGTTGCGCACAAGATCGCGGGAGCAAGCGAATGAGCAGTAAAAATCAAAACCCATACGGCGACGCATACCAAGGCGCTCGCGAAGATCTTTCTATCTGGAAGCGTCGGGCACTGGAAGCCGAGGCAAAGGTCCGTGATCAAGACCAAATCATTGACCGCCTCACGGTCGAGTTGAATTCCGGAAATGGGCCAGTTCGTATGGGAGAGCCGTATATCGCCGTCCCTGTCGTCGAGCGCCAGCCGGTGGCGTTTATTCAGATACCGAAAAATGTGGAAAAGTATGGCCATGGTGATGAACCTGACCGCTTGAAGTTTGGAAAACCGGGGCAATTTTTCGCTGGCGGGAAATCGCCAATGTTTGATTTCATTCTACTCTACACCGCCCCTCCCGAACTCGCCGAACTGCAAGCCAAATTAGAAAGTCTTGGCGAAGATATTGGTCAGTCTCGATCTGAACTTGAAGACGCTGAGTCAGACATCGAAACACTCACTGACCACAACATCGAACTGCAAGCCACCATCGCTAATCTCAATGAGCGGCACGAATTAGGAGTTTCTGCCAGGGACGGAATGCGCAAGGAAATTTCATTGTTGCGCAGCGAAAAGACAGAGCTACGCGCCGAAATTGAGCGGCTGAAGGGTGGGCAGGGTGAGCCGGTCTATCAGGTTTGCGATGGCGTTAACGGATGGCGCGACGTTGAACGCCTCAAGTTCACCGCCTGCCAATTAGATCCAGAAGAATACGAATGCAGGGTTCTGTTCAACTCGCAGCCCGCGCCGGTATCGGTGGTGCTGAGCCAAGATATTCGCAAGCAGTACGAGATTTGGGCTGATGCAAACGGATACGACATTGCTCGAAATGAGCATGGTGACTATGCCGGTCTTGTGGAGGACTCAATGTGGTCTGGCTGGCAAGCCAAGGCTGAACATTGGGCTCTGCCGGAACGCATCGCAAGAGGCCAAAGCATCGAACAGGACGTAAAGGCTATTGGCTGGAACGCCTGCCTCGACAAGGTCAAGGAGCTGAACTCATGATGCCCCGAAAATTTGACGATAGCGATCTGGACAAGGCCGAAGAGCTTCGGCGCCGCGGTGAAAAATGGACGGTGGTTGAGGCTCTGCTGGGCGACGGCATCAAGGGTGCTTGCGATTATCGCCGGACTCACAAGAAGGCCGTTCAATTCTGCAGCTGCAATCAAGGCCGGATGCCGTGCACCTGCAAGCCTGATGCCTGGATGTTGAAGGGTCTCGAGAAGCCTGTACTTGTCTTGACTGAATGCGAAGCCAATGCAGCGCTTCAGCCTGGCATTACAAAGCACCCGCTTTTCATGAGGTCGCCAGCATGATCGATCTAACTCCCCTCAGATTCGCCATGGCCGACGCCCAGCGCACCGGAAAGAATACCGTAGAGATCCATTACACAGAGCTTCAGGCGCTGATCCACAAGGTTCAGCTGATCCAGGCCATCGAAGAGCACATCCCCAAGGTATTTGGATATTGCACCCCGGACGGCATCCGAGATCTGTGTAACAGCCGCGAGCGCTTTGGCCGCATCAAGCGCAAGCCGTGGGGCGAATATTCAGTCCCCGTATATTTCATGGGCGAGTTGCCGAAACACGAAAAACCAATTGACGCCACTACATAAATAGCCGAAAATTGCCACTACAGAGCAGCGAATGACCACGCTGCTTTAACTGGAGAAGACCAATTGAAAACCGTGAAAGTCCGCGCCTCTTCCTGGGGCTCTCTCTTCGACTGCGCATACAAGTGGGAAGGTGTAAACCTTCTCGGAATTCGCAGCCCGAGCAGCCCACGCGCATTACTTGGAACCGCCATCCACGCCAGCACAGCAGCCTTCGATGTTGGCCGCATGACCGGTGAAGACGTGTCGATCTATGACGCATCTGAGCTGCTGGTGAACGTCCTACGCCGCCCTGCTGAAGACGTGAACTGGAAAGGCTCAGACATCACCGTAGACGACGCCGAACGCATCGGCCTAAAGCTGCATTCGATGTACTGCAAGGACTGGTCTCCGAAGTTCGACTTCGCAGCCATTGAGCTGACGGTAAAGCCGATGCTTCTTGACCTTGGCGATGGCCTCACGCTGGAACTGACCGGCACGCTGGACCGGGCCAGGTTCTTCCGTGGCCGCGAAGGCATAGGCATGGCTGACGTTAAGTCTGGCGGCGCATCTGTGTCCAACGGTGTCGCCAAGACCAAAGGCCACTCCGCGCAGATCGGCACCTATGAACTCCTGTACGAACACACGACCGGGAACCAGATCACCGAAGACGCCGAGATTATCGGCCTAAAGACTCGCGGCAAGCCTGAGATTGCACTGGGAACTATCGTCGGGGCGAAGGAACGCATGATCGGCAGCGACAAGTTCAAGGGCCTGATCGAGATTGGCGGCGATATGATCCGCTCAGGCCTGTTTCCGCCTAACCCATCCAGCCACCTCTGCGCCAAAGCTTATTGCCCGCGCTGGAATTCCTGCCCTTATCACGAGTGATTGAAAAATGACCGAACTTCAAACCTTAGAAACACTGAAGACCAGCGCCGTAGCCAAGCCGAATGATGACGCGCCAATGTCCCTAATGACCGGCGCCGGCTTTCGCCAATTGCAACGTGTAGCAACCGCCCTTTCCTCTTCGACGATGGTTCCGGTTCAGTATCGGGCTTTCACTGAAGTGAAGGAATTCGGCAAGGTTACTGGTTATCTCGACAACCCGGCCGGCCTCCCCAATTGCATTGTAGCGCTGAATATGGCGATTCGCATGAACGCCGACCCTTTGATGATCATGCAGAATTTGCACGTCATCGAGGGGCGTCCAAGCTGGTCCAGCCAGTTCATTATCGCAATGCTGAACAGCAGCGGGAAGTTCAGCCCGTTGCGCTTCGAATTGAGCAAACCAGGCGAAGAGGAAACAATTGAGTACACGGTAAACGTCTGGACCAAAGGTAATAAATCCATCGAGAAGCGCACGACTACCTTCCGCCATCAATCGTGTGTGGCCTGGGTGATCGAGAAGGAAACCGGCGAGCGCCTGCAAAGCCCGACCGTAACCATGGCCATGGCTCGCGATGAGGGCTGGATCGGGAAGAACGGCAGCAAGTGGCAGACCATGCAAGAAGTCATGCTGCAATACCGTACCGCGTCCTTGCTGGGCCGCTTCTACGCGCCTGAACTGCTGATGGGCCTGCAATCACGCGAAGAGGTCGAGGACTTCATTGAGGCAACGCCGGACGGTACGGGAAATTATGCGGTTGATCTGGATGACTTGCGAAACCGTGAGCCTAAGGCGCCACCGGTGGTTGACGACGAAGCACAAGCCGAAGTCGTGAACACGGAAACCGGCGAAATCAAGGAGAAAAAAACTCGCAAGCCACGCGCCAAGACCGAAGAATCCCCGAAGGAAGAGGCCTCAGCCGAAGCAGAAAACCCGGAAGAGGCCGTCGAAGAAGTCCAGGCCGCCAGCACCGACGAACTCCCAGATTTCGATTAACGCAACACCACCAATCAATGACCAAAAGGAAACACCATGAATCTTCAGCAAAAAGCAATCATCGACCAGGCCAACAAAGAAGGCGTATTGCCGTGCGAGCGTGATGCGCGCCTGATCGTCTATTCGATGGTCGATGCCACCCGCAAGGCAATGTCCAAGTACGAAGTCAGCCTGAACAAGATGACTCAAATCCAGCAGGACGCCGTCTACGCCGACCTTGAGGAAGACTACAAAGAGACCGCTTTGACCATCGCCAGAATCTTGGCCAGCGGGAGCACACCCTCGGTTCCGTTCACCCTGAAGGATATGAAGATTGCCAACGGCACCGTGACCGGCCTGGTTAACGGCGCTGAAAAGCACTTCAACGAATTGATCAGCAAAGTCCAGGACAAGTCCGAAGTTCTGATCGTTCTTTATCCTCGCGATTATGCCGACGCGATGGACGGCATCCAGGGCGAGAAGGATCAGCGAGATTTGCCGATCGATGATGAGCCTGCCGCCAAGCCAGCCAAAGGCGCCAAAGCCGACAAGGCGCCGCGTGTATCGTCGCCGACTTCAGCCGCTGCATTGGCCAAGAAAGCAACGGAGCTGCCGCCTAAGCTTCTGCAGGACGCCCGCGACTTCATCACCAATCAGCAGGTCTGCACCGTCTCCGGCATCCAGAACGGACTTAAGATCGGAGCCGTCAAGGCTACTGCGGTACTGGACCAGATGGCTGAAGAAGGCTTGGTTAAGTTCGTTGGCGATTCGAAGTCTGGCGAGTATCAGCTTGTGCGTGAATCGAAGCCTGATGCCAAGGAGCTGACCTTTGACGGTGATGATAAGGAAGCCGCAGTCAGCAACGAGTCGATCACTGAATTGCCCGATGATCTGTATGCCCAGATCAAAGCCAAGGTCATCGCCACCAATAAAGTCAGCATCGGCGCGCTATCTATCGCCTTCGATATCGACGACGAAATCACTGAACAAGCCGTCGAACGGCTGGAGCTGGATGGCGTTGTGTCTGAAGAAAATGAGATGGGCACACGGTCAGTAATCGAGGCCGAATAACCCATAACCCAATGAAAGCCCCGGCCTGAAAATCGGGGCTTTTTATTGTTTGCGTAGTGGCGCATAACTACATAGAATGTAGTGGCGCAACAGGAGAAAAGAAATGGCAGCAGCAAAACGAACCTACGTTGTCTCTGACAACAAAAACCGCAACATCCGGCTGACCGATCACCAGTGGCAAGTGTTCCGCGAAAAGCTTGGCGTCCAATGGCTCAAAGAACGGATTGCCGAAGCAGACCCAGAAACAGCAACACCGACCAAATAACCGACCAAGGAAAACACCGTGAAAATATCGAAAATCGAAGTATCGAACGTCCTGGCTCTGCACCGCGCCGACATCGAAATCACCACGCCAATCCTGATGGTGCTTGGCGGAAATGAGGCTGGTAAATCCAGCCTTCGTGATGCCGTGAGCATGGCCATCATCGGCGACCCGGTTCGCGTGAAGCTGAAGAAGGACTACGGCCAGCTCATGCACGACGACGCCAAGAAGGGCCGTGTGACCCTGTTGCAGGCTGACGAACTGCTGGCTGAATACAAGCTCCCGTCCGGTGAGCACAACTGCGCCATAATCCCCGGTGCAGAGTTCCTGCCGTACGTGATCAAGCCCGAGTTGACCGCCAGCCTCGATGACAAGGCATTGCGCTCTATGCTGTTCCAGCTGACCAAGTGCAAGGCCAGTCCAGACGTTACCGCCAAACTCCTGATTGTCCGTGGCGCCGATGAGAAGCTCGTTGAGGAAGTTAAGCCGATGCTTCGCAGTGGTTTCCCTTCTGCCGCCAAGGATGCAGCGGAGCGGGCCACTCAAGCCAAAGGCGCTTTCCGCGCACTGACCGGCGAGAACTGGGGTTCCAATCAGTCGGCCGGATGGGAATTGGTAATCCCAGATGCGCCAGATATGCCGGACGTTTCGCCGGCCGCGATTGATGCCGTGATTGCAAACCATGTCGCCGTGACCGCGAACATCGAAAAGGGAATCGCATTCATTGCTGGGCTTGAATCCAAGATCGAGCAGGCTTCCACCTTCCACACGCGCCGCGATGAATTGGCAGAAGCCTTTGGCCTGCTCAAGCGCACCCAGACCAAGCTGGCTACCGACCGCGAGACACTGAAAGACCTAGAAAGCACGTTGACGCAATCCCAGGACAAGCTGAAGGAAATGCAGGCCGGCGTAGTCCCTGTTCCATGCCCATGCTGTGGCGAGCAACTGCGCATCACCGGGCAGACCTTGGCCAAGTTCGAAGGCATGAAGGCTGACACCAAGGCGACCAGTGATCTTGCCCTAGACGTGACCAAGACCCGTAACGCGGTCGACATGCTCAAGCGCGCCATTGAAAACGATCTGAAGGCCGTGGCCACTGCCGAGAACGCCGGGAAGGATCTGGAAGCTCTGGAGGCGGCCGGATGTCCTGAAGTGAAAGACGGCGCACTGGCTGGCGCTCAAGCCAAGCTGACCGAGTGCCGCCTACTGGCCGACAAGCTGCGCGCCAAATGCAATGCTATGAAAGAGCGTCAAGAGCTGATAGAGGGCGCCGAAGAAACTACCGCCAAGGCCCGCAAGCATCACGAAGACGTTATGGCATGGCTGCTGATCGCTGATGCGCTGAAGCCTGATGGAATCCCGGCTGACATCTTGTCGACCGCCCTGAAGCCAGTGAACGACTCCCTATCGATCCTGTCGCGCCTGTCTGGCTGGAAGAAGGTGGAAATCAGCACCGACATGCAGATCACCGCGGATGGCCGCATATATGGCCTGATGAGCGAGTCAGCGAAATGGCGCATCGACACACTGTTGGCTGCCATGATTTCGCAAATAAGCGAGCTGAGATTCATCATGCTGGACCGGTTCGACGTGCTAGACGGCGCTGGCCGCAAGCAGCTGATTGCGATGTTGCGCTCACTGACTGATATGGGCCTGCTCGATCAAGCCATCATCTGCGGGACTAACAAAGGACTGTACGAAGGCATGCCGAAGGATATCGGGCAAGTCTGGGTCGAGAAGGGTCAAGCAGCGAACGCCTAACTAACATTCAGGCCGTCAAGGCGGCCTTTTAACTGGAGCAATGACCATGACTTTTGATTGGAGCAAAGCGCCTGAAGGGGCTACGCATATTGTCGACTACGTATATGGACTTCCTGAGAATATGAGGGTAGCGAACAGTCGCAACTACTACCGTAAGCAAGTGGACGGAACATGGTTCGGCTTTGATGGTGGAAAATGGCACCTGATTATTTCGCCAGAAGTTCAGAGCTATCAGAAGCTACCAGAGTCATTGACCGACGAAGGCCTGCCGCCAGTTGGTACGGTGTGTGA